AGAACAAAAGAAAGAAATGGAAGAATACAGCGAAGGCGTTAAAAAACGTATCGCCAAGCTGACTAGAAAAATGCGTGAGGCTGAGAGACAGAAGGAAGAAGCTGTTACTTATGCTAAACGTGTAATGAGAGAACGAGATCAGTTAAGCACTCAAGCTACTAATTATGAAAAAGACTATACTTCAGAAATGGAGAATAGAATTCAGTCATCATTAGCGGCTGCTCAGGCTAAATTAGGAGCTTCGAGAGAAGCCGACGATAAGAAAGCTGAGGTAGAGGCCTTAACGGCTATTTCTCAATTGGGTTATGAACAAGGTAAACTTGCGGAGATTAAAAGTAGACAGAAAATGGAAGAAACTGCTGCTAAAGAAATGCCAAGAGTACAACCACCTGCTCAATCAACCCCTCAACCTGATCCTAAAGCGGAGGACTGGGCGGAGAAAAATGACTGGTTTGGGCGTGATAACGCTATGACCTACACCGCTTTTGATCTTCACAGGAAGCTTACCGAAGAAGAAGGATTTGATCCAAAATCAGATTCTTACTACGAGGAAATTGATAAGAGAATAAGACTTGAATTCCCTCAGAAATTTGGTAAAGTGACACACACGATTAGTAAACCTACACAAAACGTTGCCTCTGCAACGCGTAGTTCAAAGACTGGTCGCAAAACTGTGAGACTCACTTCATCACAGGTAGCAATCGCTAAAAAATTACGAGTGCCACTAGAAGAGTATGCAAGACAATTACAACTCACGAAGGAGGAATAAGCATATGAAAAAAGAAACAAACAAATCTTCCCGTGCGAGCCAGACAAGAGCTAAAGAAAAACGTAAAGTAGTTTGGACTCCACCATCGTACTTAGATACACCCAACGCGCCAACTGGATTTAGACACAGATGGGTCAGGGTAGAAATTCTAGGTTTCGTTGATACGAAAAACGTACAAGGACGCTTAAGATCCGGATACGAATTAGTAAGATCAGACGAATACCCAGAGGATGACTATCCAGCAATACCAGACGGCAAATATGAAGGGGTTATCGGGCACGGAGGCCTTGTCCTGACAAGGGTACCTGAAGAGATCGCGAGAGCAAGATCTGAATACAACGCTAAATTAGCGGGTGAACAGATGGAAGCTGTAGACAACGATTTAATGAAGGAACAGGACAGAAGAATGCCTATCAATATTGATAGACAGTCTCGTACAACCTTCGGTGGTACAAAGAAGTAAAGTTTTACTTCTCGGGTTAATCCCTACCAACGAATTTTAACTAACCGTGGGCTAGTAAAATAGCCTGCACAAGGAGAAAAACTATGGCTAATCAAAGTACGACTGGTTTCGGTTTGAGACCAATCAGAAAAGTAGGTCAGAATGATAACAACGGCGGCTTAAGTGAATGGCTAGTAGCAGCAAGTTCTGCTATTATGTACCATAACGACATGGTCCAGTTGACTGCGGATGGAGTTATTTTAGCTTCAACTAATTCAACTGCGAACAATGTTGGCTCACTAAACGGCGTTTTCTACACTGATGCAGCTACAGGTAAACCTACATGGGCAAATTATTCGAAAGCATCGAATACTGCTACGGACATTGTTGCGCTCGTTAATAGCGATCCACAACAAATGTACGAAATAAGAACAGCTTCGGCTACGCCGGCGGCTGCTTCTGTAGGTGGTACTGCACCAATAGTTGCTACTGCTGGTAGTTCCGTAACTTTTATTTCGGGATTTACTATGAGTGGTACTGTGGGAACATCAGCTGACCAACTTAAGTTAATAGGTATCTCCAGAGATCCAAACAACCAAGACGCTTCTGTTGCAGGATGTGTATGGCGTGTAATGATAGACGAACATATACTCGGCAATAATAGCGCTGGAATATAAGGAGCATAAAACATGGCAATATCACGTAATCAGCTAGTTAAAGAACTAGAACCAGGTTTAAATGCTTTATTTGGCCTGGAGTACAAACAGTATGAAGATCAGGCAGCTGAGATTTATACTACTGAGTCATCTGACAGAGCTTTTGAAGAAGAAGTTATGTTGTCAGGTTTCGCATCGGCACTAGCAAAACCAGAAGGTTCTGGAGTTGCTTATGACCAAGCGCAAGAAACTTTCACAGCAAGATACACTAACGAGACTATCGCTCTCGCTTTTGCAATCACTGAGGAAGCTATTGAAGATAACCTGTATGACAGACTTGCTTCTAGATACACAAAAGCACTAGCAAGATCGATGGCAAACACTAAACAAGTTAAAGGCGCGACACCTTTGAATAATGGTCTACCAGGCGTAGGCACATTTACTTCAGGGGATGGATCGTCTTTATTTACAACAGATCACCCAACGATAGCTGGAGTGTTTTCAAACACTTTAACTACTCAGTCGGATTTAAACGAAACTTCATTAGAGCAAGCGTTAATTGATATCGCTGCGCTAACTGATGAAAGAGGTTTAAAAATCGCTGCGAAAGGTGTGAAGATGATTGTGCCATCTGCTGGTCAGTTCACTGCTGAGAGATTGATGAAATCTCAAGGTAGAGTTGGAACTGCTGATAATGATATCAACGCAGTCAAATCAATGGGAATGATTCCTCAAGGTTATAGAGTGAATAATTTCTTAACTGATTCTGACTCTTGGTATATTACTACAGATGTACCTAATGGAATGAAGCACTTTGACAGAGCTCCTCTTACTACTAAGATGGAAGGGGACTTTGACACTGGCAACGTAAGATACAAAGCTAGAGCAAGATACGTCTTCGGATGTTCTGACCCTAGAGGTATTTACGGTGTTGAGGGTGCTTAATACCTAAGCAAATTAGAAATGGGGCGGCCTCAAAATCGCCCCATTTCGACTATAAAGAAGAAATACTATGAAAAACTTCCACGTACAGATTCGATATAATGGCTATTACGCTACATTTTTAGTTATGGCTGAAGATAGCGTTGATAGTATAGAACAATCTATCCTTGACAAACTGGGAAAAGATGAGGTAAAGTTCGAATCTGATGGATTTACTAGTAAGACTGGTAAATGGATAACCTATGAGGAGGTTACAAATGACCGAAGACCTATACACTACGAAGAGGTCCTTGGAACTAGAGTGGCAACAAGAGCACCTGAAATCAGGGAAGCATAATATTCGGATGATCGAAATAAACAAACAGATCCAGGATGTTATCAAACAGATTATTGCTCGAGAATTTGAAGAAGCTACTCGTGAAAATAAAATATCGGTTTCAAAGCCCGAAGTTTCGATAGCCACTTAAGCGCTATCAAAAACCACATAAATACCACAGGGATACCTTGCACTTTTTTTAAAAAGGGGTTATAAAATAATTAGTATACAATTATTAGAATGCTAACGAGTATACTCGACGGCCTAGAGATAGCATTCACACAAACTAGGAGGATTATAATTATGGCATCAACATTGTTTAGAGGCCCTATTTTACAAGGGAAGAAAAACGAAGCAGGTTTAACTGGATATAATATCGAACAGAAAAATTCAAATTACACTGTTGTTATTAATAACGGTGATTCTGGAAAAACCTTTTTATCAAACACTAAAGACGTAGTATTCACATTACCAGCAATTGCTGTTGGGAATGTATTTACATTTGTAAATACAGGAGCTGATGGTCAAAACAATTTGACTATTAGTCCCGCTGCAGCTGATGGTATTTTGTACTTAGGAGGATTAGTAGACGACAAAGACGTTGTTAATACTCTAGCTACATCAAAAGTAGGCGACTACGTAACTATCGCATCTTTAAACTCAACTGTTTTTTGGACAGTTGTAGATGTTCAAGGTGTTTGGGCTAAAGAGTCTTAATAGATAAATTGTGAGCTCCTTCGGGAGCTCACGACTAAGGAGATAAAAATTATGAGTGGATATTCAGTAGACGTAAAATCAACGCATTTAACAGCGTCAGGAAATGTCTTCGCAGGTCCAGCTAGAGTTCTTGCAATTTATTATTGCAGTGAAGGGGCTCTTGGCACTATTGTAATTAGAGATGGTAGTGTAAGTGCAACTGTGATTGCTACATTCGATGTACCCGTTGGTGGCACAAGTGCCGGAGAACCCGCGGTTTATCAGATAGAAGTTCCAGGTAATGGACTCTATTGTCCAAACGGTGCTTATGCTCAGTTAACAGGTGGTGTAGATAAAGTTACTGTCTTCTACGGTTAGGAGGAATTGTGGCTAACACTACGTCTCAAACATATACTTTTGGAAAAACTCTTCCGATTGATGAAATTGTAGAGGAGTCATACGAACGTATTGGAATTCAAAACGTTTCTGGTTATCAATTAAAGACTGCAAAAAGATCTTTAAATATTCTATTTTCTGAATGGGGCAATAGAGGACTTCATTATTGGGAAGTAGCTAATCAAGGATTTACTTTAGTTGAAGATCAAAATGTTTATACAACATATCGATCCCCTCAAGACGGAGCCTCTAACGGATTAACAACAACTTTA